GCTGAGGATAAAGACCGGCTGGCTCGATATGCAAAGAACCGGCTGCTGCTGGAAGGAGATCACGATCTCGTCTTCGCCGGCTTGAACGAAGACGACGCCCCCCGGATCATCAAGATGAGGGTCAACTGGTTCAAGCGGATCATGACCCTATTTGCCGACCTGGCTGTGGGGAACCCTCCGGCGATCCGGGCCGACGAGAACCAGCAGGCGGGGCTAGATCGGATCGTCGAAGGAAACGGCTTCCATCAGGTCGTCTATGACCTCTTTGGCGACCTGATAGCCTTCGGCGACGGCGTCCTTAAGGTCCGATGGGATGGACGGCGGGGCATCATATCGAGGATCGACCCCCGGCTCTGGTTCCCGGTGGTGGACCCTGACGACGTCGGGACCTTCAAGGCTCACGTCCTGGCATGGGATGTGACGCAGGGCGATGACAAGTACGTCAAGGCGGAGGTCCACAAGCCCGGACAGATCGAGCACCGGCTCTTGAAGCTCACCTCCGACGGCAAAGAGATCCAAGAGCCCGTCCCCCTGGCCACCATCGAGCGGTACGCCAACCTGAAAGAGGAGGAGGAGACGGGCGTCCCTGGTTTCCTGGTGGTTCATTTCTCCAACCTGAAGGCAGGGGACGGGGTCTTCGGGCTGGACGACTTCAAAGACATCTCCGACCTTGTGGAGGAGATCGAAAGGAGGCTGATCAAGGTCTCGGGGACCCTGGACACCTTCGCCGATCCCTGGATGTGCGGGCCGTCGGGGCTCAGAGTGCGAGACCCGATCACAGGCGAGATCGTGTGGGCTTCCGATGAGAAGTACATCGCCCTGAACGAGGGCGAGTCCCCGCCGGAGATCCTGGTCTGGGATGCTCAGATGGGCGCCACCTTCACTCAGATTGAGACTCTCCTTTCCCAGCTCTACGTCATGGCCGAGCTCTCCCCGGCTGCCTTCGGTGAAGTTAAGACCGGCCTGGCTGAGTCGGGAAGCGCCCTCAAGAGGCTTATGCTCCCCACGCTGGCAAAGGTCAACCGGCTGAGGCTGAGGATCAAGCCGAAGCTGATCGAGGTCCTCAAGACCACAGCAGAACTCGAGGTTGCGTCCCGGATGAGTGGAGCCGAGACGCTCACCAACCTCTCCCTGGAGTGGCGGTCCAACCTCCCTATCGACCCTGTGGAGGCGGCGAAGGTGGAGGCCACAAGACGCGGGGCAATGGCGACCTCGGTCAGGGGAAGCCTATCCCGGCTGGACCCCGACGCCACCGAAGAGGACCTGGACGCCGAGGAGGCGAGGATCAAAGATGAGGAGATGAGGGGGCTCTGAGCCCTGCCTCTGATAATGTTACCTAACATATTTATAATGCAAGGGCGCATACATATGAGATAGGAGGTCTAATATTGAAAATAGTTCTTGCATCGATATTGTGTTTGTGTTTTGCGAGCCAAGTTGCACTTGGAGTATCGGATGGTGATCAAGAATGGATAACTCTTGCAACAGTAGCATCCGCGTTTTTGGTCCAAGATATGGAAGATATAACCGCGGCATCTGAATCCTTCGATTTTAATGCATTGAGTGACGGTTTTGCATCATTGTATGGTCATGCAACCGAAGCGAAAAAATTGAATGATGAATCCTCCGTTTCATCTGCATTCAGAACGTCTAAACAAGAATTTGGCTACGCGCTGGATGATTTTGCAAACGCGGGTTTGTACGGCTATATGGGTGTAGATGAGATGGATGCTGACAAGATTACTTTGGCATGCCAGTACGTTACAAGCGGATCAGAGCATTTGACTAAAGCTACGAACGCTCTTCCTCAGTAATTTTTACTCTTTAAAATCCAGGAGCGCCTTCGGTTAGCTTGAGCTTCGCGCTAACTGATCTTTTGTAGAAATTTGTTTTTGATCCTCTTCTCTCTTAGATGGACCTAATTACATTATTTCACAAAAAGGACAAACATTTATATAGTATGCCTTATCTATTATACATATAGGCAAACGAAGGCCGTGAACTTCGGAGATTCAAACCCATGACCGATGATGAAAAGAAATTCACTCAGGCAGATGTGGACCGGATAGTCCAGGAGCGGGTCAACCGCGAGAAGGCGAAATTCGCCGATTATGACGAGATAAAGGCTGAAAATGCCGATCTCAAAGCGAAGCTGGCGGAGCACGAATCCAAGACCCTGGACTCTCTGAAAGCGAAGATCGTCACCGATCTGAAGCTCCCCCCATCCCTGGCGGGACGCCTCCAGGGTACAACCGAGGCGGAGCTGAAAGCCGACGGCGAGAAGCTGCTGAAAGAGATCGGGCCAAAAGAGCCTGTGGGCGGCGCTGGCAACCCTCCGGGCGAGGTCAAGAAACCCCTAACCCGTGAGGCCGTGAAGGCCATGAAGCCAGACGAAATCATCGCCAACATGGACCAGATCAAGGCCCAAATGAAAGAGGGCACTTTGAGGTAAGACAGATGGCAATCACGAATTTCATAGGCGAGGTTTGGGCCGCCCAAATCCTCCAGAGTCTCCAGAAGAGCCTTGTATATGGCCAGGCTGGAGTCATAAACAGGGATTATGAGGGCGACGTGAAGGGCAAAGGCGACACGGTGCGAATCACCGCCCACGGCCCGATAACGATCGACAACTACAACAAGGTCACCGGGATCGGCGACCCCGAGGAGCTGGACGACGCCAGCGCCACGCTGGAGATTACTCAAGCGAAGTACTTCAACTTCAGGATCGAGGACATCGACAAGGCTCAGATGAACGTCCGGCTGATGGAGAGCGCCACCAGAGACGCGGCCTACCAGCTCGCCGACGTCGCCGATCAGTACATAGTCGCCCAGATGGTAGCGGGTGCCGGTAACGCTGTGGGCGCCGACGGGTCCGATAAGATCTTCGACGGGACGACCGACCTTGTAACCGAGGAGCTTCTTGAAGTCAAGGTCAAGCTCGACGAGGCCAACGTCCCCGCCGAGGGCCGGTTTGTCGTCGTTCCTCCGTGGGTGGTGAAGTGGCTCCTCCAGGAAGACGCGATCGTCAACCCGACCTGGTCCGGGGTCGAGGGCGCGATGCTGAACGGCGAGATCGCGAAGCTGTTCGGCTTCAGGATCCTCCAGTCCAACAACGTCCCCAACTCCAGCGGCGACCACTACAAGGTTGTGGCCGGCGTGGCGAGGGCGACCACCTTCGCCGACTCCGTGAACGAGACTGAGGCTTACAGGCCTGACAAGTTCTTTGCCGACGCCCTCCGGGGCCTTCACTGCTACGGCGCGAAGGTCATCGATCCGAGCTGCCTGTGCGTTCTGACCTGTGCTCCGAGCTGAGGTGGTGAATCATGGGAAGATCTGCAATCACGGTAAACGAATGCGACGGCACCTGGAAAGCTAGGGAAACACCCGATGCGATCGATGTAGCCAACGACCACCAGATAGCGGCGGCGTCCAACTTCAAGAGGATGATCATCCTCGTCCACATCTCGGCGGGAACGGGAACGGGCGGGGACATCGCCTTGAAGGCGGGAACCGCTCACCCTGCCTTTAGGCGGGGGCTCGGCGACCTGGCGATCGGGGGCAACCTCGTAGCGACCGAGGAGTACGTCATCGGTCCGATCGAGACGGCTCGATACCTCCAGAGTGACGGAACCATTCACCTGGACGTCACCGATACCAGCAACACCAATCTCGCCGGGACGATCGAAGCTTACGCATTGCCTTGAGGGGGGACGTTTCCCTCCTCTCATTTAGGGTGGTTCAATGAGCCTGATTGACGAGATCCATGGGGCCCTGAGGCCGTCGTCGGAGCCCATCACCGCGACCCTCTCCGAGGTGGACGACGTGACGGCCGGGTTTGTATCTCGGTCATCGATCGCCCCAGTTACCGTACTTCTCTCCGAGTCTGTCGATTTTCAGGGGAGCATAGGATATGACATCAAGCTGGGTGAGACGTGGTATCCGTTCTGGGTGGAAGCCCAGGCGTTCTTGGTTCCAGAGGGGTGCGAAGTAAGGGTCCGCCTGTACTCTGTTTCGGTGGGGTCGGTCGTCGCCACGATATTCCAGGGCAGGGTAACGTGACGCCTTTTCGAATCCCAGGAGGTTGATTTTGTGGTCGAATACATCACATCGTCCGAGATGGACGCCTACGTTGCCGACAGGCCCGGCTCCTCAGCCTGGACCGGGGCCTCTTCTGCACTGAAGGAGGATCTTCTGAAGTACGTCTCGAAGCTCGTCGATTCTCTCCCTTTTGTGGGTAAGAAGTACGATACCGACCTATCCACCCAGCCCCTCCAGTGGCCGAGAC